TCTCCCAACAAGGGACGTACTTAAAGTACGCTTAAACGTAAATTCACTGCTTGTTGGTACATAGTGTATCTGATACCTACAAAAAGACCCCCTGTGTCAGTCGTAACTGCCTTAAAAGGAACAGGGGGATTGATATATTAAATTATATCATTATTTCTCTGAATTATCAACGTTATCATTATTTCTAGACTGCTTAACCACTTGATGTGTTCCTACACTTGCAAGTCCTAAAAGTACTGCGTTAGTATCTTTAAATACCGCCCAACCAATTAAGCCCCCAAGTACTCCTAATACTTGTGGGATAAGTTCTGTCGGAAATGGTTTCCACTCTTTTAGAAACTTACCTAATAGGTTAAGACCGAACACGATAAGTGTTAATAAAATAGGTTGTAATTGTTCCATAATCTCACCTCCTTTCTTAAGGTAATTGTGTTGGCCACGTTTCTTCTGTTAAGTAAGATATTGCACTTACTCGAATATCTCCAATATCTCTATCCGTTGGGATAGGGTCGTTAAATGTAAATTGAATGAAATTTAAGTCAGATTTACCGCCTAAATACCAAATTCCATAAGGTCTACCCTTATCGTCATAAGTTGGTCCTACAAGCGAATTTTCGCTTCTGAAACCTTCGGGAATACCGTTAGGATAAGTAAGTTTAGCCCCTTTGTCTCCGCTACTATTGTGTCTTACAAATCCTGGGCCGTTACGTTTTCCTACGCCAAACCAACCCCATTGAAGACCTCCGAATTGATAAGTTACTAAATTGTTAACACGTCTGATTTTAATGAAAGAGTTGCCTGCTCTAGAGACACTATTTAACGTTCTCCAACCAGTATCTCCTATTAACACTTCCCAACCTGTGTTGCCACCGTCTGTTGTCTTAATCCATTTCAACGCTCCATTAGTTTTGTTTTTGTCGACGTACGTTGTTCCTATTTCAGCAGTTACCACACCATTTGGCATTCCTGTTCCGTGAATTTCGTATTGATTAGTAGTAGGTTTGCTTTCAAGGGCACTAACACGACTTACTAAAGCACTATCATTATATGGTGTTGGTAATTCCTCTTTAGTAACATAGTTCGATAAGTCTGAAATATATCCTTTCTCAACTAATTCAGTTTTAGTCACAATATTTTCTTTGAAAGTATTAAATTCAGTAGTATCAAGCTTTTTACTTAATTCTGACTTACTAACCGCAATATTTCTCAATGCTTCTAAATCGCTAGTAGTAGCAAGGTGTGTAAGTGGTTGGTGTTCTGTTAAGAAATGTTTATTCTCTAGTTCTTGCTTAGTCACTAAACTAGATAAATCTTGATGTTGAGTTAAATAATTTTTAGTATTTAACACATCTTCAGTTAGGTAGTTTTTACCGTTTAATACTTCTTCTGTTAAATAACCTTTACTGCCAAGCACTTCATCAGTCACATATCCTTTGCTGTTAAGTTCTTCTTTAGTTACTAAATTATCAAGTGGTTGATGTTCTGTTAAGTAGTGCTTATTCTCCAGTTGTTCGCTAGTCACATAGTTTGATAAATCAACATTAGGTTTATTTTCAAGTGTTGTAACACGATTTTTTAAATCAGTATCATCATATGCACCGCCCTCTATTGCCTTACTCTCCAACACTGTAACACGTTCATTTAGTTGAGTATCATTGTATGGTTGTGGTATTTCAGATTTTAAAGCGTACGGTGTTAAGTCTTGATGTTGAGTTAAATATCCTTTACTAGCTAACTTCTCATCAGTAACAAAAACAGAAGTATCAACAGTAGGTTTACTTTCTATTTCAGTAAGTCTACGTTTCACTTCTGTATCGTCATATTTAGTATCTTTATCTTCTTTGCTTTCCAACGCTACAACACGATTTCTTAAATCGCTATCGTTGTATAATTCTGATTTTTTAGCATATTCTGATAAATCTTTTACATATCCCTTACTCTCTAATTCATCTCTAGTCACTAAATTTAAAGTATCAACTATTGGTTGACTGTTCCTAACTTCTTGTAATTCATCTTTAGTAGCTAGATTACTTACGTCAATATTAGGTTTACTCTCTAACGCTGTCAGACGCTCCCTAACGCTCGTATCATCGTAAATAGTGTTGTTATCCTCTCTAGCTTCTAAAACGCTAATACGCTCTTTTACTTCACTATCGTCATATACTGTATCCTTGTCAGTTTTCAACTCTAATGCCAGTATTCTATTCTTAACTAATTCAAAGTTTGTGTTGTCAACTGCTTCTGATTTTTTAGCGTAAAGTCCTTCAGCTTTAACCTCTGTTAGTAGTCCTTCTGTTGCTATCCCACCAACGTTTTTTAAAGCTTCTTTCAGTTCGTCTTTTGTAACAACATCTAATCTATCTACAATAACGGTATTATTGATAAATCGTTCTTTAACCTCGTAACGACTCATTTTATCGATTTCAGATACTTTGACTTTAAATTTAAATCTGAATGTGTCAGATGTTCTTTGCTCTTCATCGAAATACAAGTAACAAATAACCGTTTCATTTTGAGTAATTAAAGTAGTGTCAAACGTTACTTTTACTTTGTTACCTTCAACCGTTCCAGTAGTTTTCCAAATTTTATTACTTTCTGTGAATTTAAATAATGCTATAACTTGTTCAGTTGTAAGTGTATCATTTAAAATCTCAAACTCAAATGATCCGTTATTTTTATCATGAGAATATAATTCTGAATAACTATCTTCAGTTTTACGTTCTCTTGTCGTGTTGTCAAAATCTATTTTAATTAATTTTTTCATCTTCTAGTCCTTTCCGTCAAGTTCGTCTCGTAGTTTCTCTAATCGCTTTTTAATTCCATTCGGAAATGGTACTCCTAAAACACTTAGATTTTCTATTAGCGATAAGCAATAACTCAGTGTGAAGAATAGTAAAAATGCTGTCCCTGCCTCATTAAAACCTAAATATAATACATAAGGATATACAGTAATGCACATAACCCATACAGTTATATGTTGAATTAAACCTCTTCTATTAATAGTTGAATTAAGTGTCCTTGTTACAAAAGCCTTTGCTACACCAGTCAACACATCTAGCACTATCATTAATGTAAAAGCATGCATATAAACATCTTTCGTTAAATGGTAGTAGCGTTCAGCTAATTCGGGTAAAGTTATTTCCATCGATTAACTCCTTTCTGTGTAAAATAAAAGAGGGCTTTAAGCCCCCTCTTTTGCTAGATGTTCTAAATCCATATCGATTAAGCATTCTCTGACTTTATCTTTAAGGAATTTAGGTACTTGTGCAAACGTACGTTTACCTTTTGCGATATTAATTGCGAATAGCATTGCCATCATTACTGTTACCTCCTTCAGTTGTATTTTTAGGTTGTGAATTATCTTCATGGTGTTTATCCTCCAAACTTCCACTCATTTGTGTTATTAAGTCCATTAAAGAACCTTGCGTAATATCAAGCTCTTTTTTGACTTTATCAAGTTCAGCTAGTTTACTGTCTACTAATTTTAGTTTTTCATCAACTTTCGAAAACTTTTCATTTTCAGCCCTGTTTGGATATGTGTCTTGGTAGAATTGTTCTAAGACTAAAAAAATTAGCTCGTCTTCTGACTTTTGCGTATGGTTTCCGTTTAAAATTTTCGTGATAATTGTTAAATTATCCTCGCTGTTAATCTGAACCCTTGTTTTAATTATTTCGGTATCTTTGAAAATCGCACTCGTCCACGATAATTTATACATTTTCGTTCACCTCGTTATTTTTTTCAAACGCGTCGTTAACTTGAATAAGTTCGCGTCGTTGCCACTCGGTTAAACTTTGCGCTAGTATTCCAACCATAATAAATGGCGGTAATTGTTCCTCCATTGCTGTTACCTCTAAAAATTTATAAATGTTGTTTTTTGCTGTTGCAATTTTAAGCTCTATTGGTTTCTCCATTTTTATACCTCCTAACCACTAACTAAAATACCTTGTACGAACCTTAAATTTCTACCACCAACGTTAATTGTTTTATTTATACCTTTTACATATGAAGCCCCAGTCTCCGCAATGTTTAAACTGTCTATGTAAGCCTCCCTCGTTTGAACTGGTTGGTGGAAATAAGACATATACGTTCCACTGTCATCTTGTTTTATTTCGAATAACGGCGCATATCCTGTGACCCTTGAACCGAACGCGTTGAAATCTTGCCAAGTATAAACCCCGAACGCTTTGGTGTCGTTTGTTAAAACAATATCAAGGGTGTTTTGTCTAAAACTTTGCCCTAAGTGTGTAAATGTTCCTATTGTTCCAATTAAAGTATTATTGTTGTATATTTTTAACCCCTCACTAGTTAATGAGATTTTCTTATACTTGTTTTGATAGTTGTCTTTTTCCAAAATATCTAAGGTTTCGTTGTTGAAACTGAAATATTTATTGTAGTTATTCCAAGCAATAATGATATCCTCAGCACTTTGTTTGAACACGGTACCTATATTTTGGGTTTGTGTTTTCGTCAACTTACGAAAGGCGTAATCAACTTCGTAGACCCTAACGTTTTTTATCGTTGGGTTTGCGTAATTAAATATTAAAGCAATCGAAGAATTTCTAAAATCACCGACTGAAATAACGTTATCTCTGTTTTTTAGTGGAAATTCTATATCAATGGTATCGGTAAAATTATTAATCGCGTTGCTGTACTGAAAAGTTTTGTTAGTTACATTTCCGTCTACATCAAAATATAAAACTAAATCTTTTCCTTCTAAATTTTTGTTAAGGCTAATAACCAACACACTATTAGAACTTGACGCTATTGTATGCGTGACATATAAATTACCTTGTAAAGTTTCGGTAAAATCACCCTCGTAGACCCTTACGTTTTTAATCGTTGTATTGTTTCCTAACGGATAGAAATTAACTCTATTTTGTCGAGTGGGAAACTTAACAACCCAAAAGTTTCTACCGTTTAAAATATATTTCTTAAAGGTTCCGGACGCATTATAAATACCTGTTTCTTGCTTTCCTTTTAACCCCGAAATATCAGCTACTATCGTATACCAAGTATTAGATTCTAAAGTTGTACTCGAATTAAAGTAAACATCATTACCGGTTTGAGTTCTGTTATCCTTTAAAATATCCGGTACAGTATCACCCAATATTTGCGTTGTTTCTTTCACATAACCTATTTCTGACCTAAACTCACTTAGCGTACTTTCAAACCTTTTATACCTTTGAATCGTTTCTTTCAACTCACCTATATTAGGTGTGTTGTCAGTCCTTGCGCTAGCTATTGCGTCTTTGTCTTTGTAAGTCACTAATACAATTACGTCTAACGGTTCCCCGTTCTGTTCTCGGTTCCCCCAGTCTATATTAGTTATTCTTCCGGTACTATCAACGTTAGCGTTCCAAAAAACGCTCCAATCTGACCTATTACCACCCTTATATTTAACTTGTGCATTGAACCCGAGCGCAATTTTGCGCCCGTCGTAATAAACATCCAAAAATACACGTAAATTATTTGTTACGTTGTTAATGTAGGTACCTTCGAATCTTACGTTAGCGGTTAGGGTGTGACCTTGTAAGTCTTCCTGCGCTATACTCCACGGTTGCACCGTATCACCTTTAATTACTCGGGCGTTGGTAATCTTGATTTTCGCGTTAACATTATCGGTACGCAAAAAGACTCTTTTACAATCTAACAAGTCGTTATTAGCAACAACCGTCCTTGTAAATGTAGCTTTTGTAGGGTTTAAGTCTTGGTTCATCCAAAAACGGTAACGGTTATCGTCGTACCACTCGAAATTCAATTTACTAATCTTTTTATTAGTACCGTTTGGTAAAACCTCGTAGTCAGCTATAAAAGTGACTTTGTCACCCACATTAAAACCTAAGTCGCGAAAATTCTTATCATCAACTAATTTAAAAGCCTCTTGGGTTGTGAAATCATCGTTAACTGCGGTTAGTATTTT